AGAATACAATCTAATTTTTCCATCCCAAATTCTATTTCTATAAGTGGGCATAAACCTAGCCCCTGGCACTTCAAAAGTGAAAAAGTCAGACAATTCTCTTGCATAATTAGGTTCTGTTTTTACACGAAGATGAACCTCATTTTTCTTTGATATAATCAAAACGAGCCCTCTAAGAACCTTTTCCAATCAATCGCATTTTTGATTTGAAATCCACGATTGTTCACCATCTTACATACTCTTTCTGCATAATCACACATTGCATTGTGATAGTCAACTTTGTGTTTTGCTTGTATTAAGTCCTCATCACTTTCCAGATAAGTGGGAATATCTTGTTTAAGAACCTTTAAGTCAAACGGCTTTTCTTGATAGACCTTTGGGTCTGATTTACCAGAATAGTATTCCCATTTATGTCTTAGAAGTTTCTTATATTCTGACTCTGCTTGTTTCGATAACAAGTTCCAACGAGTGTAAATTTTAAGATATTTACCATAGAGTTCTGGTGTTTTTAGTGATTCAATATCTAGTTTTTCATTATCTATTTTGAGGTCTTTTTCAGCCTCAGCTTGAAGTTGTTCCAAATCCATAATATAACCTTGTGTTTATAATGTAAATAATTCGTATAAAGTATAACTGAAAGTGCATGATGCTGTCAAGTATTCAACATCAGTTGCTTGTTGATTAAATTCTAGTGAAGAAAGTGCAACTGGATAAATGTCTGAAAATCTTACCTCTACAGTAGGATTGTTTTTACTTGATGTGATTGTAAGAGTTGCATCACCAAACAAACCAGCCATTGCTCTGTCGTTTCCAGATGTTGGAAAAACGCCTGATTGTCTTTCTCTAAAAGATGAGAATTGGTCTCTTGATTGAGGAAAACCAATACCCACTAACCATTGATGAAGTTCTATATAGTTCTCTAATTTTTCATCAACGATAAATTGTATTTCAAGATTTTCAAAAGTAAGATTTGTGCCTTGTACTGGTAATTCTTTGAAAGGTGTTGGAATAATAACATCACCAAGATTGACGCCAGGCAACACTACATTAGTTGTAAAAAACTCAACCTTTGGAAGTTTTGTTATTGTAAATTTAAATTTACTTGGGTCGGCATAATCAAGCTCAGTTGGTTGCCTCGATAACATATCGGTGTTGACCATTAAGTCTCTCCATAATTACTTTACGTTCTTGGTCTGTAAGTATTGTCCAATCTCTTATTTCGTCTTGAGTTCTTCCACAACCTACACACTCCATATGTGTTATTTTATTTACTAAAGTACATATTTTAACACAAGGAGTTTCCATAGTACTATTTATGGCAATAAAAAAGGGGGGCCAGATGACCCCCCTCTAGTTACCAACAATTCGTTTCTTATTACATTAAGTTAGCAACTTGTACTCTTCTGTAGTAAGTGTTGTCGTTTGCACCAGCAATGATATCAGTTGCATCACTTGTTGCGAATGGGTTTTGAGCCACACCGTAACGAGTTTTGAAACCGATTTTCGGCTGGAAGGTATTCTCACCTACTGCACGAACCATCTGAAGCGGAACGTATGGGCAGTAGAAGATACCAGCGTCATAAGGTGAAGTACCCTTATAACCTACAACGTAGTATTGCTTTGCAGCGTTATTAGCGGCATATGGGTCAATGTACACTCTGTAACGACCATTCAACACACCAGCAAAAGTATTACCAGTATCGTCTACTTGAAGGTTGTTATTAAGTGCCGGAGCGTAATCAAGTACACCAGCCATCTGAAGTGCAGATGCAACATCAGAAGAAGTGATGATTAAGTTACCCTTACCTCTACGAGTTTCTTGAGCGATTACATTCGCATCTCTTTCGATTTGGAACATAAGACCCTTGAACTTCTCAACAGACCAACGACCATTGGAATCTGTATCTAAGTCGAAGATACCAGCAGTAGTCGTGTTGATTGAAGCACCTTTCTTAGCAGATACATAGATTGTTCTAATGACTTCTCTATTGATTTCTGCAAGAATTTCAGCAGACAGAATATTTGACAATTCTGTTTCTGCGTCAAGACCGTGAATTGCTTTAAGGTCTTGGGCGAGTTCCATAGTGTACTCAGCTTTAAGAGCTCTGGACTTTGCAGTCACAGTTGACTTCTCAATGCTGAATGCCATCTCTGCAAAAGAGTTTGCACTTGCATCACCTAATGCTTCTGCCTCGGCAGTAGTCATACCACCACCAGTAGTTGAACCGTAGTCTGCACCACCAGTAATGTATGTGCCAGGAGCAGCATCATTAAGAACAGCAGGGTTAGTGCCGGTCATTGCAGTTGAATTTAAGTCTCCAGCGGCGTCATCATTTGAGAAACCAGAATCTGGCTCGTTGAATAATGCCTCTGTACCACCTTGAGAAGCGAACCTTGACTTCATTGCAAAGATAAGACCAGTCGGCCCAGTCATCGGCTGAACAGACGCAACATCATATGCAATCAAGTTAGGCATTGCTCTTCTAACTAAAGAAATGAGAATTGGGTCATATGCTTGCATATTAGAACCACCAAAACCAGAGTTGGTTGGAGCGGCTTCTGATAAGAACGCATTGTCCTCTTTCATTGCTTTTTCTTGGTTTTCTAAGATAATTGAAGTAACGGCTTTTTTATAGTTGTCCTTAATCTCAGGCAAATCTGGATGAGCGAGGACTGGCTGCCACTTCTCTTGTAAGTTTTCTGAATTATACATTTGTATCCCCTTAATTAACTTTACATTTATTTATCATATTTTATTTCTTGACATTATTAAAAGGTTGTGCATCTTGCACATTTGCGTAAGGTGCTTGCCTCTTAATAGCGGACATATATGCAGCCATAGCTCCGCTTACATCAATTTCTTTTGATTCCTCTTGACCTTCCTCTTCAGTTAGGTTTTGTGGAACAGATTTCGGAAAATAGTTTTCCTTTAAGGTGTTGAGTTTTTCCTCATATGTTTCTGCGTCAGTAAACTCAACGTCTTCAACTAGACTTGCAAACTTTTCAGTTTGGGTTTCTGCCAAGTCTTGTGAAACTTTTGCAATCACTTGCTCTTTGACTAAATTGTTTTCAACCTTGTTCTTTTCAGTAAGTTTACCGATAGTTTCGTTTAACTTAGTTTCTAACTCTTCAATCTTAGTTGCTTGTGATTCTAAGATGTCATACTTATCTTCTGGAACATCAATATAATGCTCTTCAAAGAGTGTCTTCAGACCAGTAATAAAGTCTTCTGCAATCTCTCCCTTAAGGCCTCTTTCAATCGCAAGTTCGTTTTCTTTCATCCACTCTTGTACAACGTAGTCAAGATAACCATCTACCTTTTCTGCGAGTTCAGATTTGAATGTTTCCATCTCTTCAGCGATTTCTTGAGCTTTCTCTTCCTCAATTCTCTCTACCTCTGGACGAATTTTTGATTTAACTGCAGCTTCAAAGATAGTTGCAGCTTTTTGTTGGAACTCTTCTGAAAGGTCTTCACCTTGAACAAGTGCATCAACGTCTTCTTTAACATTGATAGATGCAAGTCTTTTCTCAATGGCTTCTTTTGCTTTATTTAAACCATCAAGTTCTACTTGTTCTTCTGTCGGCTCGTGGCCACCTTCCATTGCCTTATAAGTTGCAACAAGGTCAGCTTTACCCATCTTCATGAGTTTCTTGTCCATTGCAGCTTTAAGTTCCATTTTAGTCATTTTTTCTGGGTGCATACCCTCTTTATTGTGGTGTGCATTTTTTAAGACTTTTACGTCTTCAGCCATGACTTTTTCTTCAACACCATGTTTGAATTGAACGTCATACCACTCTACATATCCGTTATCATCTGGAATTGCGTGTGAACCATGAACTGGCTTACCTAATCCCCAAATCGGATGTTCCACAACTGTTGCACAGTCGTGGTCTTTAGAATGACATAACTCACGAATTTCGTCATCACTATAACCCTCGTATTGCGCTTTTAGTTTCATGGGTTTTTCATCTCCCTTAACTTTAACTGGAATAGAACTATCTTTACTGACTTTTTTAGCAGCATCGGCTTTCTTTTCATCACCCTTAACTACTGGAGCGCCTAAATCCTCTTCATCATCCATTTCTGCATCTACTTTCTTCATTGGTTCAGCAGCAGCTGCGCCTTTTGTAGGAGCGGATGAATCTTTTTTCATTTCGGCCTCATTCAAGTCATCAAGAACTTCTTGTTCTAATTCCTCGATTGTCTTGTCTAATTCTGACATTTGAAGTCTCCTTGATTTAATCCTTATTACATTATATTTATAAATTACAACTTTTTAAGGAATTTTGCGAAAGCCAATGCTTGGTAATTCGCTTTTCTGGAACGAATATTTTGTTCCATTTCGTTCTTGATATCCGCTACATCTTGTTCTAAGATAATACCATTGTTCCAAATCCATTCCTTACCTTCCATAATACCCTCAACGAAAGCATTAGGTGCAGATGGGTCTGCAACAATATCAGCAGCGGTTGCCAAGTAGAAATCGTCTTTAACGTAGTTTGCACCATTCTTTTGTTCCAAACTACCCATACCTCTTGAAGAAACTGCGAGTTTAC